CTTACGATTGTCATCTCGCTGTGCATGGCACTCCGAGGTGCTCATGTGGGTTGGTGGCCACCTGCCACACGCTAGTTGCCTAAACCTTTGTGAATCAGCAACCTCGCAATCGCAGAAATCTTACTACGTTCTCCCTTGCGCACTCTGCGTTTTCTGAGATGCTCCTCCATACGTGCAAGGGCCAGCCCAAGTCCCACGAGGAACGCTCGGTCGCTTGTTGGCCGGACAATGCCAAACACAACCTCCCGATCCCGATCGTCATCGTGAGAAAATATAGACTGGCCGATAGCAAGTACAGCACCAGCATTGTCGAGATTATGGCGGACATATGCACAGTCAATGGCCGCCTGAGTGGCTGTTGAAAATTGGCCAGACAGTCTTCCTGTATATCTACCCTGCGCATCCATGGGTTGGGGTATCCCAACCAGCGGGGTCATGGCAAATGCAGTGATCCCACTGCCACTCGCCACTGACCACCTGCCCCATCACATGTGAACCCACAGGCAGCTCCCACTTGAGGATTGCATTCTCAATTGCAACCTGGTCAATTGGGTCTACCTTGTAGGCACTCGCAAAGCTGTCACGCGTGTCCATAGTGATGGGCTCAGGTCCCAGCGTCCCTAGCCCTCTGGCTTTGCCAGTTGGTAAGACCTTCCACATCCAATCCGTGTCCATGATGCTTCTATTAAATTTGCCCATGGAACACAACTTGGATGCATAGGTCTGCACAATTGGCATACCAGGATAAAGGGCTAGGAGGCACTGACCTACGCTGTAAGCCATGTCGATTCTAGTCTTCGGTTCGGCCCAATACCGAACCCCTGCGGTTGATTGGCTAATGATTTTACGCCAGTTAGGCAGCATAGTGTACCCGCCAGTGTTGGTCCTGACTGGGCGCGACTGGCAAAAGTCGATATCTTCCATCCGGTGAGCTGTTGCTTCGACTTTCACCTCCTGGCCAAACGACGTGAACATGGGCCCAACATTCGCCATGAACAAGTCCAGGTCTTTGGCATCAATCATGACCACGATATCATCGCCGTCATCCAAGACTTTGACCTTGATGCCAAGCTTCCGCGCTATGGTGAGGATCATGAGCAACATAATGACACAATTGCCAAGTGCTGTATTCATGTCGCCACTCATGCGATTACCTTTGACCTTGTACCTCCACCCCCCTGCAGTGATTACCT